CCAAAAATAATTATCAATAAGATAACAGCACCAATAAACCTTTTACTGAGTTCTACTATCAAAACCTGATAAGTCGTGGAATCTCTTTCTGTCATGAATCTGAGAAGAGCAATTTCTTTTGAATTGAACCCCCCTTCAGCCAGTTTTTTTTCCATCTCAATGTTATTCATATGTAATCCTTACATGGTGTTTTCCATTAACGGTTATCATAACGCGAACGTGGCAAACGGCAACGAAAAAAAACCCGACTTGCGCCGGGCCTGGTGTTGGTGCTCAGGAAAAAAGGACTGTCAGATTAAAGGTAGTAGCAGGATGAGTATGGAAATCCACACGAGGCAACAGACAGAGACAACAACCAGCCAGGTTTTTCTTCGCGTCCATATCATAATGCGCTCCTTGTGCCTGATTAAAATAACCACCCCGGCAACAACCTGCCAATCGTTACTGTCGATCAATACCGCCTTATTGATCGACGTTACAGATCGATATATTTAACTCATTGTATTTGCAGCGCTTTATACCACCCCTACCAGCGGTAAATATTGGTGCGCAGCTCGCGTACGCATTCTGCTGTCTCCGTGTCGGCCTGCAAATCGGCGTCACTGTCTGCGCCGGCGTCACTTATCCGGCACGGCGGCTGCATCAAATCCGGGGATATGGTTGGCTGCATCGATGGCGCGTTGCCGCAGCTGCACAGCATCAGGATCGAACTGGCACACAGTGCGCGCCGGATTGTTAACATATTTCACCACGTCTCTGTAAACCGTCCGGTAAACCACCCTGCCCCCCGCACTGGCGGCAGCAGCGGCGGCTTCCGTAACCTGCACTGCAGCTGCAGCACGTCCTTTTTTTTGCTCAGCGGCGGCGTTCACTTTCTCAGAATGCGCATACCAGCCCGCAAGATAGCGGGTATGCCCATAACCCCAGCCGGCGGCCAGCACCGCTGCAGCCACCAGCGCCCAAAGTCTGACATTCATCAACCGACCACAAACACGGCGCGACGTGTACCAAAAGCAGCGCGGCCCAGTAACCGCCCGGAACCTCTCAGGCTCTGACCGGTGTTTAGCGGTATCCCAAGCGTGTCTGCTGCCGGTGCGCCCGCCGATCGCCAGATTTCTCCCTGACCGGCCACGCAAATCAATGTTGCGTCGTCGTCACCGCTGTACACCTCCTGCCACTCTTCCGTAACCACCACGTTTTTAAAATCGGCCACGCTTCACCCCCAAAGTTCGATCAGTTGAATGTATCGCGCGCCCCAGTTCCGTTGTGAAACCGGCAGCGTGTAAGAACTGCCTGGCGTGCTGTATGTGTCCTGGTCACCGTTGCTGTAGCTGACCGTAATAAATCTGGCCCCGGTGGTATTGACGATCGCAGAACTGGCGGTGCGGGTTGCTGTCGCGTCACCGGTGACGATCGGAGACGTGCAGAAATCCCCTTTTTCAATCTGTACGAAACCTGCCGGAAATGTCGCCCCGTCACCTTCGCGCGTAAAAAACGAAATGGCATAGCCTGCCGCTGCTGCATAGGCTGTCTGAGTCAAAAATACCGCAGGTGCGCCGGTTGCAGAGTTTCTGCCAATCCACACCCTCAACCTGCTGCTGGCCGTCGAAATAACCGTAAACTCTATTCGCTGCCAGGCAGTCGATCTGGCGTATTTCGTTTGCGGAAACAGGTACGCGCCGCCGTTATCCTGTGACATTGCGTAAACATCACACTCCACCGGTACCAGCCCGATTGCGCCGCCGTCCGGTGCGCCGGCGTCGTCAATCAAAAATTCATCCAGCCCGGACGTTTTAACGTAATTACCGAGCACGCTTGCGCGGCTCTGCGGCTGCAGGTTCGTCGCCTGGGGTTCCGGTTCGTGCCGGCCTGTCGCCACGCCGTCCCGGTACTCAAGTGGCCACGTCTGCGCCGTTGTCAGCTCAAGCAGACCACTTTTATTCCAGAACCAGTGCGCGGGGCCGGTAAAGGTCACCAGCGGATCCAGCGCTTCTGCGGTCAGGTCAATGGTGGCCAGCAGGCTGGCGGGCGCCTGATCCGTAAAATCAATTGTCCCGGGCAGGATCAGGCCGGTACTCTCTGCCCCCACATATATCCCGGGCGGATTAATCAGGGTTATGCTCATGATAAAAACAGCTCCCGTTCCCGCTGCCGGCGCGCCAGCAAAATGTCTTTATTGGTGCCGGCACGCTTCCACATCAAAAAAGCATCTGCAGCACCGGCATAGTTGCCCAGATTCAGGCGCTGCCTGACCACTGATGTAGAAAATGCGCCGGCCCCAATATTAAAAATCAGGCAGCACAGCGCGTCATACTGGTTTTGCGTCAGCGGCGCGGTGATTTTACCGGCTATAATTTTCTCCACCCATGCCAGATCGGATAACAGCAGCGCTGTCGATTTGGCCGGAGTGATAACCTGTCCCGGGTAAATCATCCTGCTGTCAACCGGGCCGGTGTGGCCAACGCCGATTGTCAGTATGCCCCGGGGATCACGATAGGCTGTCAGGCGCTCCCCTTCTTCCTGCTTTATTAACGCAATGCCGTTATCGCTGATTTTCATCATTGCCTCTCTCTGTACCGGTTCTGCGTGCCACCACGGCAATTGCGGTATCCCGCAGCCGGTCAGCCCCCACAAAACCAATGATTGCGCCCAGAAATGGGCCGGAACTGTCAGAAAAGCCGAAATGCTCCAGCACGGCTGACAGAGCCATTGCCGCAACACCACAGATAAGCCCGCCTGTACATGTGTACAGTTTTGGTTTCCTCCCACGGATATCGATTAATACTGAAATCACCACAGCGGTGGCGCCTGAAAAAACCGAGGGTAAATATTCCGTTATCCATTTCACTATCTGCGCGCTTATTCCGTCATGTGGATTGATCATCACGGCCCCCGCTTGCGTCGTACATTCTCTGCAGGTACTCCGCCAGCCTGGCCTCTGCGTATTCCGGCGTTTCGTCGCCCGGTTCGTTTGGAAATCCCAGCCGGAAACGGTCACTGACCAGCGCCCCGTTAACGGCCATTGAATAAATGCACAGCAGCTGTTCATTAATGATTTCGGTCAGCTCGATGCACGTAAATTCAACGTCGTGATAGCCGCGATCGTCCGTCGGCCCCAGGTCGCCAAAAACCTCCGGATCGAGATAATATTTAGCTGTCACTGTCATTAAGCTGGCCTCCAGGCGTCGCCCGGGTTATTAACCGGGAACCACATCCCATCGTAGGAATATAAAAGTTGCATAGGCGGGGAGCGGGTCGTGTCCGTGCAGAGCACAAGGCAATAGGCGCGGTCGGGGGCCGCTGGCAGTTCTGCGTACGTGAAGCGTGGGCAGCGCAGCGCGTCGGGGAAATCCTGATACTGCACATTTTTTAGCTCGCCGTTGATTCTCGTTGGCAGCCACGTTGATGCGCCCGAGGCGACCAGGCTGGTCGAGTAAATCAGCAGTTCGCCGCTGTCCAGATCCATCCCAAAACCGTTATCGTCGTAACCACCGGCGTTTATGGCCCAGCGTCGCGGCACCGTGACGTTATTTGCGATAGCGTTAATGTCAGTGATCTGGGTGTTATACGAAATGAGATAGAAAGGTGTACCCGTTTCTATGCGCGGCACGCCGTTGCACTCGACGAAAACGCCCGTATAGCGTGCGTACTGTGCGATTCGTACGTAAACGTGGATAGTTTGCCAGCTGTGAACGATCCGGATTTCCTTTACCGGTGCGCTCCCCTCGGAATACCAGTGCGCCTCGATTACGCTGGTCGTTCCGGAATTTGGCTGTTTCATTTCAACAAAAAGCTTTGTTTCACCACCGCCGAAGCGGGTATCACCCGGGCGCGTTATTGCGCCTGCTGCACTGTCCCAGCCTGCAGCACCTACAAATCGCATAATTGCCGTTCGTCCGAGCGATGGCAGCGTCATGCGGCCCACATAAAACCAGGTTTCAACGTTGTTCGTATTCTGAAGAACGGTCTGGGAATAACGAAAACCTGCGGCCAGCCCCCCGGATATGGCAGATCCCTGGGTATTAAGTTTGATTTCTCCCTGGTCCATCGCGTTGTACACCCATGAGGGAATACTGGCGCCGTGATCCATATCATCCGTATAGCCTGACAGCGTATTATCCATCGTTGCGCCCTGCGCAAACCGGCAGTTAATCTGCAGGATTTTTGCCCATTTGGTTTTGGCTGAAAACGTCGATCCCTCCATGATCACCGTGTCAAATTTCCAGCCCCCCTGCGAGATATCAAACGTATATTCATTGCCGGAAAACCATACGTTATGCATCAGCGACTGACCGCAGCGGATCATCTGCAGAACGTCTACCGTCGTGTTGCTGGAAAAATTGGAATTTGAGATTTCTATTGCGGTTGAGTGATCCCATACCCCGTACGCGGTGTTCGTCCACAGGGCGCGGAGAAATCCGCCTGAAGTGCCGTAGCAGTAAATCTGGTCAAATTTAGTATCGATGGTATCCAGTACGTCGAAAACCAGCCCGCCATTGCTGTTAGTGCGGAATGATTTAACGCGGATGTACTGGCCAGCCGGACAGACGTTTTTATAAAACGGCGTGACCGTACCGGCGGCGACCAGATGCAGTCCGCCGATCTCCATCCTGCGTGCATTGACCTGGAAAACCGGCGTTGACGATGCAGCATCCAGAAAATAAATTCGCGTTGCCGGCACGGCGCCATTTTCCACCTCAGGGCCGCGCAGACGAAACAAAGGTTGTTCTGTTGCTGCAGACAGATCAAACGTGGAACTCAGCGCAATACTACCCGCCGGCAGGCGCACGCCTACCGGGTTCCCCGGGTTGAGCGCAACGGTCGCATAGTACATGCGTTTTACCGCCGGCATATCGTCAGTAACGCCATCCATTACCGCGCCGAAATGCTCTGCGTTCAGCATTTCAGGCGTGCAGGTACGCTTCCAGCGTGCGCCGCCTGTCGTGACGATAAAATAGCCGCCGTCGTCTGCGGTGGTGGTGTCGTTCTCGATGTATTTGAACGTGCCGCCCCCCCGCCCGGTGCCGTCGGCATATTCCCGCACGAAGATCTGCTGGGCGGCGTAGGCAGGTTCTATCTGTCGCAGCGTGGCAATGTTTGGACACTGACCAACATTTTTAAGGCCATCAAACGCCTGCAGGTCGAGTACGTCCGGGTTAATCATTTCTGCCGGGATGATGGGATTGGGCTGGCCGGTCTGTTCATCAAAATACAGCAGCCGGCCCCGCAGGCTGGCCGGTGACTGCAGCTGATTAAACTGCAGCCCGGGTGCCAGGCGCAGCGTGCGGGTAATATCGACGCCGATCGCCTCTTCCCTTGCTGCAGCTTCTTCAGCAAGAAGATCGTCAACGTATTTTTTAGTGGTGGCGTCCTGGTCCGCCGTTGGCGTGGCCAGATTTTTAATGCCGTAGCCCAGCGCGTCGTAATAGTTGTAGTTAAACCAGGGCCGCATCAGCGCCAGCGAGTTATTAAGCGCCTGCCCCTGCAACACCATCCAGATCCGGTCAAAATCCGCATTAATCGTGGCGGCCAGCAGGTCACCGTTGTCCTGGTAGCTGGTCGTGCGATTCAGGGGAATAGCGCGCAACAGCGTTACGATCGCTCCGGACGCCGGCGAGGTCAGAAACGTAACGGATCCGCCGCTGGTGTTGCCCGCCCCGCTTACCGTGTAACCCGACGCCACCACGTTGCCGTTAATGGATACCTGCAGGTCGCTGGCGTACGAAATCAGAAACCCGAATGCAAATACGGTGGTGACGCCGTTCCCGGTGTGAATGTTGTAGGGGGTCTGGCTGGGTACAGACATGGCAGATCTCCGTCAGTAATTAACGGCGACCTCATAACTACCATCGCCGGGTTGCCAATTCTGGCGCCCGCCTCCGGTCGAAATCCTGACTATTTTACCGATACGCACCGGGGTCTGTGAAATGCCGCCGGCGCCGGAATCTATATAGTCGTCCGGCTGGTTTTTCAGCAGCGGGTTAAAATCGCGCATCTGGTCATACATCGGGCCGTCGAGCACCTCCGTGTGCGCCCACAGGAATTTAGTAGACAGTGGCGCTTCAAAGGCATCGAGGATGCGTTTTTGTTTGTTGATAACGGAAAACTCTTCCGTGACGCCACAGCCGCTGCCCTTCAGCGCCTGGCGCAGCAGCTTGGGCGCAAAGCCGCCCGGGCCGTTGACCTCAACAATGACGCGGGGGATCTGATATTTCATCACCAGTTCTTTGATCTCGATAACCTGCCCGCCGCTTATTTTGTCGTCGCCGTCAAACTCTGCCAGCTCGCCGGACAGCCCCCGGCAGACGTGCCAGTACAGATGCCCGCGCGCGTCGGTGAGAATGAGCGAAAAGGCGCTGGCGTCGCCTTTGATTTTACCGAGTGCCACATCCCAGTAAGCGACCGCGCCCACAATCTGCACGTTACCGAGCCACATTGTGCAGACGCCGTTACCAAAGCGTATTTCCGGCTCTACGGCGTATTCGCGGATTCTGTCTGGGTTGAGCCTGACCAGCCCCACAGGCTTGCTGTGCAGCTGATACTGACTGTCCCAGGCGTTTATCGTGCGGGTTTCGCCACGACGTTTAAGCAGCTCCGCCCGGTCGAAACGATCGAGCCACGCGCAGCCGGCGTAACAGTCCACCAGCGTGTCTGGCGGCTCAGAAAACACGATAACGTTACCGCTCAACCGGTAGTCAACGTCCTGCTGCAGTAACCTGGCGCCCTTGTGGATCCCGATGAAAACAAATTCAGGGGTAAACGGCAGCTCGTAATGCGTGCGCGTGGCGGCGTCTTCTTCAATGCGGTGCGCCTGCGCAAACAGAGGGATAGTCAGGCAGTCAGCGCCCATACTTTCTACCTCGTCATAAAGGCTGTCGTGTGTGTGCGGGGTGCCGATGAAAAGTTTTTTGCCTCCGGGTACCAAAATGTGAGTTTGTTCCTCCAGGCGATAGCGCAGCTTTTCCCGGGCCTCCGGCGTTGTGATATTTTTCGGCACCTCAACGTCATCATTCTGGCATTCGTCCGCACGCGCTGACGTGACGTTAGACAGGATGCCTTTAGCGTACATACTGGCATTTCGGAAATCCTCCGCGCCCTCAACCCACCACTGTTCAACCGTTCCCTGCCGGTCGGGCAACATGCCCCGGGTGAGCGGATGATTGCGTATAACGTTCTGCGTATCGCGGCTGGTTTTGTACGCTGTAGGATCGGATTCTGACTGGTGCAGGATGCGGTAATTGCGGTTATCGTAGTAACGCCAGGCGTTATAGACGCCCAGAATGGTTGATTTCCCGAAGCCACGAAAGCAGCGCAGCACGGCCAGATCGCCACGGCTGGCCAGCCAGTTAACGGCAATCCAGTGGCAGTCCGGCACGTCCCAGCGCATACGCTCAGACCACATATGAAAAAAGGCGGGGAAAGAGACATTCATTTTTTGCCTTTTTTCATAATCCTTTCAAGAATATCCGCCGCTTCCTTTTCTGCCCTGTTTACCTGCTGGCCCAGCTCAAAATCCGCCTCTGAGGGATTTTTACCCTCTGCAGGTGTACCACCCCGCCCGTGCATCCCAATCAGGGAATGCACCTTGATCAGCAGCGTCAGCGTGCCGGCTGCATTTTTTTTGCTCCAGTAGCGATCGCCGCGCTCGTCCTTTGTCAGCTGCTTTATGGGCTTTTCAGCGCCGGGCCAGTTGTCCGGATCAGCCTCATTGATAACCACGTCGGTTAGTTTGTCGCTCAGCTCTGTCAGCCGGTTTTTGTAATCGTCGCTCATAAAAATAGCCTCTTCAAATGAAGAGGCTATTTTCCTGCGGCAGGCGCACCGAAATCCTGACTTTTAAAAGGGATGCCGGCAGACTGTAGAATAGAGCGGGCGCTTAAGGTCATGATCCCGGCAAATGGCGGGGATCGCTCCCCGCCTGTTGCTCTTACTTAGGTTCGTAATCCATGAAAACAGCAACCTCCGTGAGGCCGGTTCGGATGCGTACCTCACAGAGGTCTTTTCTCGTTACCAGAATGACGGCCACAGCCGCCGCTATCACGAGGGTGGCGATCAGGATCGCCCTTTGCTGCTTCATGGTTAGCTCCTTGCCTTTCGGCGGGTAAGAGGCTAACATCTGAATTGCTAAGTTCATGCGTTGGCCTCGGTTGATTTAACGTCAATCGGGGCTTTCGTCTTTTTGTACTCCTGCAAACGCATGAGACAAAAAGCCTCAAGCGCCCGCCTGCATAATACCCTCCCGCCCTCACTGCATCAATTTTCATTGATATAACTATCAGCGCGGTACCGCGATCGTGATCTCACTTTAACTCTTCTTCAACTCTGTTGAGTGCCGGCGCAATAAAAAACAGGTTTTGAAAAGGCAGCATTTTGCGTACCGCGTGCGTTTGTTTGTCGTCAAACTCACCATTCAGCACGCCATTGGCGATCGTGGCCATATCGCCGCCAAGGTCGAACGTCGGCCCGAGCATGGCGCCGATCGCGTTGCGGCTCTGGAATCTGGACACCGGCGGCGCGCCAAACATCGCGCCCAGCCCGAAGCGTCCGCCGCTCACGCTCTCAACTGTATTCAGCGGCTCTGACAGCCAGCCCAGCATGCCGGAACGGTCTAACCCCTCTTTTACCAGGTTATTCGGCGAGTAATCTACATCACGCCCAGCCAGCTTCTGTTTCATCGCATACACGCCGGCGCCTAACGCTATCTGCATCAGCGCGCCGTAATAAAACGCGGCGTCACCCTGCTGGATGCCGGAAACTAAAACGCGGTTGTGTGCGGCAAAAATAAACGTTTTGAACTGCATGATCATCTTGCCCGTTTCGCCGCTCATCATCAGCGGCGTGTCGCCCACGCCCGGGGTAACAACAACGCTGTCCACGTCTTTTAAAACTGCGCTCTGAAACGCATCACGCACCACCGGATCGCCCCACAAATGAGAATGGCCGGTTAAGAGGCCGTCCATATCCTCACCGTGCTGTGCAAACTCCCGGCCAATGCGCCCCAGCATGGTCTTATCGATACCCAACTGGGCAAGTTTTTTTATCTCCGACTTTGGCAACGTTTTGCCGCTCTGCAGCAGGCGTGCATTGTCCAGTATGCGCGACTGCACCACCATGCCCGACCAGGCTTTAAGCGCCCCGTTCCACTGATTCATAAGGGTGTAATTGCCAAACTTCTGCGTTGTCCAGTTCAGTCCGCGCTCGAGATAGGATCGGCGGCTGTACGGATCGTGCAGCTCAGAAAGTGATTTTGTGCGCGTCGATAAAACGTATTCCAGCCCTACTGCCATTTCGCGCAGGTCGGCATTGGCCACCTTCGCTGCGTTAACGTTTTTAAGCATCACGCCCAGCGGCTTAAGCGATTTCGCAAGTCCGTGCTGCATAATCGGACGGGCCAGATCCGGAAGTGCCGAAACGGTCATGCCCCCCAGCAGGCGCAGAAAATTAACCTTGCGCGCAATGCGGCCGGCACGAATAAAAAAGCTCCTGGGGTCTTTGGGCGCGCCGTACGTGCCGATCAGCCTGTCGCGCATCGCCTCGATGTCGCGGACGTCTGCCTCGCGCTGTTTCTCCAGACGGGCGCGCTGGCGGGGCGTTTTCGCATCGCGGATCAGCTCGCTGTATTCCTCGCTGACCTGCCTGATTTGCTCCCCCATGTCCTTGCGGCCAAACTGCGCTGTAAGCTCGATTTCCGGCGCCACCTCGCGCAGATACTGATCCGTGACGTAGTTAATATCCGATTCTAAAAAATCTTCAATCTCTTTATCCGGAATGGTCAGCGTGCGCGATTTAGAGAAGCCGGCGCGTTTTGTCAGACCCTCAGGTATCAGTTCCCGGGGTACGATCCCGGAGGGGGCGCCGATAATTTTGTTAATAATTTCATCCGCGATAGCTTCAGCCTCTTCCGCACTAATGGGTTCGCTGGCCACAATCTGGCGCTGCCGGCTGGCGTCCAGGCGCTCCACGGATCCTGCGCGTTTCTCCAGTCCGCGCAGCCTGTTGCGGTACCGGCGCGGCCTGTTCAAAATTTCAAGATGCCCCTGCAGTTCAGTGACCTTGCGCTCTGCCTCTTCCACGCCCTGCAGCTGGCGCTCAAGCCAGGCCTTTCTTTTGGCCTGCTTATCCGGGTCTTTAATGCCGGCAAGCTGTTCCTCATACCCGGCCCGCTTGCCGGCTTTGCGCCTTTGCTTTTGAATTTCGTCCATCAGCAGCACGTTTTTTCCCGACCAGCGCTCTGCCTCCGCAATTCTGGCGGCCAGCGCCTCTGCTTCCGGGCCTGCCGCCCGGGCAGTTTCAAGGCCGGCATTAACCTGGTTCAGGCGCTCAGTGGCTATTTCTGCCGTCCGGGCGCTGCTACTCTTAAGCCAGTTCGTCAGAATGCCCCTGAAGCGGGAGCGGTCAGATAAAATCTTGTCGAATTTATAGATGCGCGGCAGGTAGCTCTCTGCGGTGGTCACCTCCACATCTTCCCCCAGTATATTAAGCTCCTGCATGCGTTTTTTGGTCGCCTCAAAGAGGGGACGAATGCGGGCAGCCGCCTGCGCTATTTCCGGAACATTATGCTTATCACCCCGGCGCATGGCTTTTCCGACCGCTTCGTTAAACTCAATAAAGCTCATTCGCTTGTCGCGGGGCGCCGCTTTGCTGTACTGCTGATAGTGGTCTTTCGTCGTCTCCATCTGCTTATACAGCAGCGTGTCGTACTGCTTGATGCGGGTTTCTGCTGCCGTGGCCGTGGCAAGTCCTTCCTCGTTTTTTGCAAACGTGTAGTTGTTTTCCGCCAGCATCTGATTGATAACCCGGGAACTGTGTGCCGGTGACTGCGCCAGGCGTCCGGACGGGGTAACGGACAGCGTTTTATTAATCAGCCCCACGCCCTTTAGCTGTTCCTGGTCCAGCGTGGTGTTGAACACCTCCGCCGCACCAATGCTGCGATCCGGTGGCAGCGTGTCGCCCAGGGTCTGCGCAACGCTTTTATTGATGGCCTGCCTGGTCCCGATATTGGCCACCAGCTGCGAGGCCGATCCGAGGATGCCGCCGACCATAGCGTCGGTCATGACGTTAATGACGCTCTCTTCCGCCGTGCGCGTCTCCTGTGTGGCCTGCAGTGACAGCTCTGACGCCACCCCGCCTGCAGCGTTAGCCAGCGCAAAGCGCGCCGCCGTTCTGGCAACGCTTGCGCCCCGGGCCAGCATTCCCACCGGTACATACATCGACGCGACGTTTATCGGATCAATCATCCCCATCGCCATGCTGGACACGGTGCCCGCCGCGCCGGCCTCGCTTAAAAATTGCCTGTCCTGCAGCTGCCTGTCTATGCGCTGCTTTATCGCCGTGGTTTCCTGCGGTGATCCTGAGTTAATAAAGGCGTCGGCGTAATCCTCATAGCCCTGCAGCGCGGCGCCTTTTTCGTCAAAGGGGTTATAGCCCTGCTGCTCAGGGAACTGGTTAAACGGTGCTGATGCAATCCAGCTGCCCAGTGAGTTATCAATATTAAAAGCCGCTTCGCGCAGCCTCCTGGTGGCGTTGCTGTGGTCAAAAGGATTTAGCGGCGCGTACCAGTCGGGCTTTTCCATCCCGTAAGCGGGTTCCTGCTGCTGAACAGTATTGATGTCCGGGCCGAGAATATCGCCCTGCGTAACTACATACGTTGGCATTACTGGCCCCCCGGGAAGCTGTCAGCCGAGACATTCAGATTTAATTTTCCGTTTTGTTCAAACGGATCGCTCAGGTTCAGGGGCGCAGGTGGCGGGATGCCGGCATCGATGGGATCGGGATCGGCACGCTGCTGGCGCGCCTTATCGACCGCCTGGGCGCGTTTTTCCATCACCTCTTTGTACATCGGGGAACTTACCTGTTCAGGCTTAAACCGTAGCGCCCCGCCGTTACTGCCATAGTACGGGTGGTAAACCGGGATCCCATCGGATCCGGTCTGTTTCACCATCACGCCATAGCTGAAATCGCGCGGGGTCAGCGCGTCCGGTACCAATATCAGATCCGTGTCGGGACGTGCGCCACCAAACGACGAGGCGGCCAACGCTTTTTTCTCTTCCGCCCACTGGCCGGCAATCCAGTTTCCTGCGCCATTGCTGACGCCGTAAACCGCCTCCGGTGCGTACCGCATAATTTCTTCACTGCCGTTAATGGTCGAAATGCCCCAGGTGCGTTTGATCTGCGCGTTGGTCAGCTGGCCGGCGAGTTTTGTATCACCGCCGCTGGCGGCAAAGTTTGCATCGTAAAGCGTGGCATAATCGCGCTGGTACTGCTGGTTACTCTGTCCGGGCTTCATCACGTCGGGGCCGCCAATCCAGCGGGACGACAGTGAATTAATCAGCGACTGCGCGGCACCGTCGCGGCCCTTCAGGTAGTCCTTATCCCGCAGCTGGCTGGCAATCATTTTTTTGGTGCGCTCGTCCTGCGCGTACACGATGTTAAAGGCCGTCTCTGTTGCCTTGTCGCCAGGCATACCGGCGCGGCTCAGATCGTAGATTTTGCTGTAATACGATGCCGTGCCGGCGGGCAGCTCCGCCACGGCGGCGGGGTTGTTGTCAAAAATCTGGCCGTACATTTTGGCAATTGGCAAGACCACATCCGGATCGCGCGACGTCGCGCCGGCGTTCAGCAGGGATTTGATCTGCGTCGGCATAATCCCCGATCGCGTGGTCATGCTGGCGACCGCATTAAGGCTGCTATCGTCTGACAGGTTGAACCGGGGCTGCACGTTGGCGGCGTAGTATTCATCTGCAGCGGTCTGGTTACTGCTGTCATTCGGATCGAGCGGGAAATTATGCTGCATCGATGCATCAAAGCGCACGGCAGCGGCCTGCTTTTCCTGAATTTTGACGTTGCCGGCAATGAAGCGCCCGAAACGCTCCCAGCGCTGGATTTTACTGGCATAGCCAGCTTCATTGGGGTTCGGCTGCACGCTGGCCAGAAGTCCTGCCTGCCCTGCCGGCGACATATTTTTAGCGGCGGCAATGTAGCCGGCAAACTGCTGGCCGTTCAGCAGATCCCGGTATTTTGCCTGCCCCTCGCTGTAACCGTACGCCTGTATAAGCATTCTCTGGCTGGGGATCACGTCCGGCACCTCGCCCCGGTCAAACGCGGCCTGGGTGTCCGCGTACATCGTGCCCATCTGCTCACGGTAAGCGGTGCGCTGTTTGTTCAGCTGCGTTTCCGCCATGCTGCGCAGCTGCGCCTGCTGCAGGGGGTCTAACGCATTAAATGCCGCCGTGGCGCCAGCGGGCCGAATGCTGCCGCTTTCCGGGGCCGCCTGCTGCAGGGCTTCCATTCCCAGCGCGGCCAGCGCCCCGCGCTGCAGCTGTTCCGGGGTATAGGGATTGCCGCCGTTTTCATGCCGGATAATGCCGGCGCTGACGCGGGCCAGCGTGGCAACGTCGTTTAAATCGAGCGGCTGATCTGCCGGCACGCCAACGTATTTTGACATCGCCGCGATGTAGGCCGGCGTGTTGTTTGCCTTCTCCTTCGACGGCGCCCAGCGCTCAATAATCTGCGACAGGGTGTTATAGCCACGGCGATTGTACGACAGCAGGTTTTTGCCCAGCGCCCGGATCCCATGTTCAGGCGTGGCGAATTTTGCAAAGCGGCCATCAGTATTAACTTCCCCGTCCCAGGCATTGGCGCCGCTGCGTTCGATGTTGCCCGGGTTATTGTTGCGGATCCCCAGCGCGCTGCCGCCGCTGGCCGGCGCATATCGCTGCACGCCGCCCACGGAAGACGGTTCCCCAACCTGCTGCAGGAAGCCGGTGGGATCGTCAGCAGCGGCATTTTTAGCAGAGTTGAACGCCGTCGCAATCAGCCAGCTGTGCTGCTCCTGTTTTACCTGCTCAGCCGTCCAGCCCTGCGCGGCGCCGTAGTCCGCTATCTGCTGTTTCGTGGCGCCGGTTTCCAGCTGCCACGAAATGTTATCCCCCCAGAAACCTTCCGCGCGCGTCCTGCTGTTGGCCAGCGCTGCCGAGTAGTTGCCCTGCTGTACCTGCTGGCGCTGGTTGTTTTCATAACTCAGGCCGCCGCGCATAAACTGGATGCGCTTTGCCTCAACCTGGTTTATGAAATTTTTCCGCATCGGTTCGGGCAGCTCGTTAACCCGGGCCGATGCGTACTCGTCAAATTTTGCCAGATAGCGATCGGTGGCGCCGTCGGCGTTAGTACCCTGCAGGGCATAAAGGCCGTGATCCGGATCGTTTAACAGCTGCGTGCTGTACTGGTCTATCTGGTTCGTCAGCGCCTGCGCCTGGCTCTGGTTCTCGCGGTCTATGCGCTGCTGCTGGTCGCCCGCGATGCCCATACCCACGGTGGCCAGATGGCGAACGGCATCGCCCACCGCGCCGGTGCCGGTTACCTGTACACGGTTGTTTTGCGGCTGCGGGGTGAGATTGCCAAAATTGCCGGTTGGTATGCGCATTAACGGACGCCCATATTGGTAAACATATTTGCCGACGATGCGCCGCCGCTGCCGGTCGCCGTCCGCGTGGTGCTGGCGGATTTCCAGCCGCTGTACGACGTGCTGCCGGCCTGCAGCAGCGTGCTGCCCGCATTGATATAGCCGGCGGTTGCCGCGTTGCTGCCGGAAATACGATCGGCCTGCGCCTGCGCGTTATAACGTGCCGCCGTGTTGCCGCCGTTGACCAGCGTCGTATAGGCGTCCTCTTCAGCGTCGCCCACAATACCCGACGTAATGCGCAGCGCGCTGCCCTCGCCGGTAGCCACGCCGGATGCGGCATAAGCGGCATTAGCCTGCGCCGCCTGTGCCTGCCCCGCCTTTCGGATCCGTGCCGCCTCCACCTTTGCCGCGCCCGCTGCTGCATCAGCATCGGCTTCAGCCTGCGCGGCCTGATAGTTCGCCATTTTTTTCTGTTGCTGGGCACTTGCCACCGTTCCCGCGGTTGCCAGCACGGTGGATGCCACCAGCGCAACCTCCACACCCGTACACATGTTACGCCTCCCTTGAATACAGCAGGCCGGTGCGCGTAAAGCCCAGGCGCGCGTACAGATCGCCGGTGCGTTCTTCATGCACGCCGGTGGTAATGCCCATATTGATGACCGATGCACCGTTATCCCGCGCCCAGTCAGTAAAGGTTTTCACCAGCCGGTAAGCCGCGCTGCTGCCCCTGTGCGCCGGCGCGATAAAGACGCCGTATTCAAACGCCTGCAGCGCGTGAGAAAACCACTGTTCGCCAATGCCGCCGCCGAGCCAGCCCACCACCTTCCCGCCCTCTTCAGCGACCAGCACGCAGCCCGCGGGCGCGTCAATCAGCTCGCGGGCAAGCTGCGCGCATTTCTCAGGCACGAAAGGCGACGACGCATAGCGCGACTCCATAAACATCAGGGTGCCCAGTTCAATCAGTGCGGGAATATCGTCCCTGGTTGCGTTTCGGATCATCTTATCCCCCGTTTGCGGTAAAGGTGTAAATCACGGCCAGCAGATGAAACGGCAGCGGCTGGCGCTGCTGGATTAACAACGTATCTTCCCCTTTCGCCCATCCCAGCTTTCCGATGTAGTGATCGCCAAAAAATATCGGGGGTGCCTGGTCCAGTATTTCAGTGCCAAACGTGCGAAACGGGATAATATCGCCGTTCAGTTCTGCACCGGTCGTGGCCATGAAACGCAACGTCACTTCGCTGGTGCGTTTTTTCGCGCCCTGCGTGGTTCCTTCAGTCGTCTGCAGTTCTGGCGTCAGCGTCTGGATCGTCGTGTCATAATGCAGGCCGATCTCCACCCTTTTTGCGCTTCGCGTGAGCGTTACCTGACCGTTTGATACCACCTGTCGGGGCATAACGGCGCCGTCCGCAACAATATCCACCGTTTTGCCCTCCAGATAGCCCAGCCCGCCCCATGTTGCCGCTCCGCCCTCAGAACTGCCCGTTAGCGCCGCATCCGTGTACAGGTCAGTTGCGAACCGCTCAACAAACCGCTTCGTTTCACCATTTATCGTGCGCCTGACCAGCGTATAAACGACGTCGCTGCTCCCCTCCGGAATGGTTGCTACTGATTCGTACGCACCATCGGTAACCTGAAGTGACCACGCTGTAACGTCCTGAGCGCGATCGAAACTCATTACCGCCATCTGTCCATCTGTGCGCACCAGCCACATAAACGAGTCCGGCTCCTGCTGATAGGCCATGTCCGTTATGCCGCTATCCGTGATGTGTTCCGAGAGCACAGAGAGATTATTTGCTGAATACGCAACGTAGCTGTCCGGATCATAAGCAACGGCGAACAGCTTACGCGCCGCGCGCTGCATAAATACCAGCTCGGTGCCGACGCGAACGGGACGCACGGAATTGCAGCCGTAGGGGCTGGGGTTTTTTATCGAAATGTTGGTGGGAGTGATCGCCGCTTCGGACGAACCGGAGAGCGTGAACTCGCCGCCGTAGGTCAGCGCAATCAGGGTATTCATCTGCGCCATATGCACGATCGGGTTTATCTGGTCAGATGAAACGGTAAACGAGGCGGCGGAATCATCATCCGTTCCCAGCTCAAAACTCAGGTAGGCGCCCGTCTCGCTCATCCACACCGTTTGCGGCCTGTACGGGCTGCCGGCAAGCACCAGACGCTGTTGATAAAGCGTCACCGAGCCAGGATAGCCCAGCGCCGGCGTCCAGATGTTATCCTCCCGCGTCCAGGCCCCGGGTGAGGCAGCCTGAGTGGCGGACAGGTCTTTTCTTATCTCACCGGTCGCCACCGATCCGCTGCTCACGCCAGTTATCAGTACCAGCCCACTGTTGATCCGCACGTATGATCCGACATCTTCCGCCACCCAGCCGGCCCCGGTAAATGCCCCGTTGCCGCTTTCCGGCGGCTCTGCGTCGCTCAGCGTCAGGGTTATGGTACTGCCGACAAACTCCTTAACTGACGGTTTACACCACTTCACCGGCGTCGTGCGAATTTCATCAAACGGCTGGACAACAAACGGGGCATTTTCTATTACCCAGTTTGTTTGTCCGTGACGCTGCAGGCGCTGTACCGGTACCGACTGGTGCGCAAGGAACATCGTGTCAGCGCCCTGCACGTACGTTATTGCAGGCAGCTGCGCCTGCGAGTACGGCGAGGTGATTTCATAGGGCGCGCCGTTTACGGTCAGCTGTACGCCGTTCTGGTAAAAACGGATATACCCGTCGCCAAATTCCAGCATGTAAGACTGTTCGCGGTTATATACATACGGAATAAGACGTGCTGACCGGTCACCATATTTCGCGGACGCGATATATTTCGTTCCCGGGCGCCGCACCACCCCGCCATGAATGACGCAGACAGCATTTTCGATTTTTTTGGCACCGTTCGCATAGCGGGCAATATCCACGCGGCCCATCAGGCGCGGGGAGATTTCGCCGGCGGTGAAATTCGTTTTAATCAGATTTGCACGCATCAGTAAAACCTTGATTCGAATGACGGGTAGCCGCCCAGCTCCTGCGCCGGGTTTTCCTGCCCGTCCTGCGCTTTTGCCTGGCGGAACATGAATTCAGCCTCGTTTTTTAAATTCGCCTGCAGCGTGGCGGACGCGGTGACGGCGTAGGCCAGTTCGGCGGCGACGATCATTTCCATCAGGCGGATCATGGCGCTGTCCCAGCTGGCCTCGTCCTCGTTGCGCCAGATGTAGCGCAGCGGCAGTACGCTGGTATTGGCCAGAATGCTGCGGCCCTCCAGCTGGTAATCCGGGGCCGGCTGGTTATCCATGCCGACAGACAAAATGCGCAGCACGTCGCCTGGCAGCGTGAACGAATACGCCCAGCCAAATGCCGGCGCGGTGGTGGATGGCGCCAGCACCACGCGCTTAACGGCGCAGTTCCAGGGGTGCTTTCTGAGCAAATCATCCCGCAGCGTGGGGTACTTGTTGGCGCAAAGCCTGGCGTGCTCTGTGTTTTCGTTAAAATCGTTTATGGGATGGGCGCCGAGCGTCAGCAGCGCGTTGGAACAGATTGAAACACTTGAAACCGTGGCCATAACTCAGCCCCTGAAATAAAAAAAGCCGGGGGGAATGCCCGGCAATGCGTTTACCCAACAAAATCGATTGCTACTACTTTGGATTCGTTGGCCCTTCCCGCCCCGTATGAGGCATCAACACTGATCTGGATCGTGTTGTTTTTGTCGCGGCGCGGGCCGATATCAATGTTGTATTCCGCGCCGGTACCGAAATGCACGGCGCTTTTACACCAGGCTGCGGCGGTGGTGGCCGTACCGGTTACGTCGAGTTTTTCATACGCAATCCAGTTAAAGCCGAGCCATTTCGTTGACAGCGCACCTTCCTGCAGCATTTTAACCGCCATAAAGTCGGCACTGGTCAGCGTGGTATCGCTCAGGATCTGCGTGAGCATGTCAGCGTTATACGTGAAATACAGTTCCTCGCCGTTCTGCTCGTCGCACTCGTTGCGCCTGAACATGGCCTTGGCGGCGATCAGCTTCGCTTTAGTCATACCGGTACCGCCCGCCACGATTTTCTGTGTTGCCGGCAGCGCAACGTTGGTGTAAGCGCCGTTGTCCTCAGTCTTGCGCGGGATGGCATCAATCAGCGCGCGGTAAATCACGTCGTCTTTTTTGCGGTTGCAGGCGCTCAGCGTCAGCGCCATATACGGCCCCTGCGGGTTCGCAATCAGCTTGCGCAAATCGCGCTTTTCGACCGGCACGAACAGGCCATAATCCGCCATCAATGCATTACGGGTACCGGCTTCCGGCACGTCCCAGACCGTATCCCCGAAACGGGTGGTGATCTGGTTCATCTCGATCGTTCCCATATCGTTAATGGTGAACGCCGAGCCGGTGATCTGCCCCCGGTCGTGTACAGCACCCTGCAGGCGGGAATCTTTTTGCTGCGTCGCAATTTCAAACGAGTCATGAAACTGCTGTACAAACGCAGCGGTGATCATGTTTTTGTTGGCATCAAAGGCCATATCACACCCCGATCAATAATCTCGCCGTGCTGAGTTATCGGGTAACCGGCTCAAAATACGCTGGCGGGGTGGCGCTTACCGGCAGCGGAATAACAGGTATCCGGCAATCACGCCGGGCTGTGAGAGGGAGAATATGGGTGGGGAAGGTCGAAATCTTGACCAAATGAAAAAACCCGCCGGGTGGCGGGTTTATGTCAGGCGTCAGGGTTGAAGTGGTATTCGTAATAAGGGGAGCCGTCCTCCCACCTGTCCGGATCCGTCCGGAGCGCGTAACGATACCAGGGTTTACCGGTAGCGCCGCGCCTTGGCCTGCCACGCCTTGCAATAAGCAGGACGGGTGGCGGGGTGCCGCTGCCGTCGGTGTTCACTTCCCGGGCTTCCCCATCAGCAGGGCCGCCAATCAGTGCAATTTTCATCATCAGCCCACCGGATTATCGCCATAGTGCCTGCGGTAGAACGCACTCACCTGCGCGGATACTTTTTCGTGATCCGGGTGCTTATCGTTGGTGTACGCCTCCGATTTCATCAGATCCCGGACGCCCTGCAGGTCTTCCCCGCTCACCTCGCCAGCCGGCGCGGCATCCTCGCGCATCTCCGCGCCCATCTTCGCCAGCAGACGCAATACGATGGGGTTATTGCCAATCTCGTTAATGCGCCCTTTGTCGGCATCGTCCGCCAGCGCGTTAAACGCCCGGTACGCCAGCCCGACATTCTGATTAAATTCCGCATCGGTTTTCCAGGTCTGCTGCAGTTCTGCCCGGGCGGCGTCGGCATCAAGCGCCGCTGCGCCGTTGACCAGGCCGCCCGCCTCCCGGGTGTATTCTCCCAGGATAAAACTCATCTGGTCATTTGTGATCCCTTTAGCGTGGGCCGCTTTCATAAAACTTTGCGCGCGCGGGTCTGATTTGAAATCGTCCCAGTTAAACCCTTCGGTTTCCACCTCCGGCGCGTACTCTTCCGCCGTTTTAGGTGGCGCGTCCCCGCTGCCCATGCGCTTAGCCAGGTGGCTGTATGAGTCAGCCATTTTGCGTGCTGACTGCTCAATATTGAGCGCCCCGGCTTCATCTTTAACGCGGAATTTTTCGGGCAGCCAGTCCCCCGCGCCGGTATCCAGCAGCGTGTTGCCCTCATTGCCTGCAGGTTGATCTCCACCGCCGCCGCCCTCGTCGCCCGGTGCCTCGCTGCACAGTAGGTGATTAATCTTCCACATCGTCGTTTACTCCGTTTGCTCTGTTGATTTTCAGCAAAATAAAATCCAGCACGCTGCGCTGGCCGGCCTTGTAGCACGTCTGCCGGTCGCCCTCCGCGCCGCCCTTAACGAATATTGCCCCACCAAAAACACGCACCAGCTCGTCCAGCACCTCCGGCCCGCCTGCCGTCTCTTCGAAAAGGCGCTTATAGTCTTCGTTCTGCACTTTCTTAACCATTGCCCGCCCCCCTTGTCAGCTGCTGCGCAATGGCGGTGCCGGCCTGTTCACCACCGCTCTGCGCCGCCGCCTGCCCTGCCTGCATCAGTAACTGCTGCTGTGCGGCCTGTTGCTGCTGTTTCGCCCGCTGGTCACGCAGCGACTGTACTGCAGCTGCGTCGCGCAACACCTTAGCCGGCACGCCGAGCGCGTCGCCCACCACCTGTACGGCGGCGTCGGTGTCCAGGTTGTCCACCACGTCCGGCGCGATGGCCAGCAGCTGGCCGACGTTGGCCGCGAGGCGTTCTATTGACGTGACGTTTTCGAGTTTCTGCGCTCTGGCCAGCGGGGAGATATAGCGCACGTTTATGCGCCTGCCAGCGAGCGTCTGCGGCAGCGGTGGAAAGATGCCGGCGCGCAGCGCGAGGCCGAAACAGCGCTCAATCAGCGGCTGCAGGTACTCAGCCTGAAAGCGCCCATAGACCGGCCCCAGCAGCTGGCGTATGAGTGCAACCCGGACGTGTACCTCAGTTGCCGTCATGGCGGGGCCGTCCTGCGGCTGCAGCTGGTCTGCCATCAGCACTTTACGAATGCGCGCCTCTAACCGTTCTTCGCTGCTGAATGCAACGTTAAAATCGGAGCCGGTGAGTAGCGGTTTCATGCTGTCAACGCTGGCTGCAGGGATGATTTTACGCGGGCCGACCTGCACCGTTCTGGGGTTTAATACGCCGTCGTCCTCAGCGATCCACATGCCGGCAATCGCCAGATCGCCTGCTGCTTTTTCCATCCTGAGCCAGGTATTAAGTTCTTTGATATCGGGCAGCGCGTCGTAGACGGGGCCGATGCCGTACGCGGCGCCGGGTATTTTCATCCAGCGCGGCACGCAGCAGGGGAATTCGTGATAGCCGGACTCGCGCAGCAAAACGCCCTGGCTCAGTTCGATGTGATACGACGCGAACGGCAGGTTTCTGGCCAGCCTCGCTCCCTGAATGAAATTGCCCCGGGGGCAGATGGCGTGCAGCAGGTCGAACTTTTCATCAGGCTTGTCCTTAGCGGCCTTGCGAATTTTCTCGCTGACGGCTTTTTCCCCAAACTCCTTAACCGCCTGCGCGGCCGTGCGCTGGTAGCTGCGGAAAATGGTGTCCACACGCCCGTCTTTTCGCGTTGAGGCAACAAAGCACTGTGCGATCGGCCACTGCTGGAAATTGAATCCGCCCTCGTCCTGGTCCTCATCAACGTAGAGCACGAACCAGCCCGCGCAAACGACGTCAAGGTTTGCCTCGTAGCCCTCTGCGTCAAAGTTGGCGGCGTGAATGTTCTCCCAGATGATTGTGGCCGCCGTAGAGAACCAGGCGCGCTCGTCGTCGCTCATGCCCTCCTCGCCCAGGTCCATCCACTGGGCCTGCGGTGGCGTCATGCCGGACATCAGCGCGCTGGCCAGAATGCGGGCGCTGTCCGTGGCCGTGCTGGTCAGCAGGCGGGCTACTCTGGATTTTGCACTCTGTGCATCAGTAACGCTGGCAGACAGGCCCGCGCCGCGTAGCGGATAGGTGTGATCGAAACAGTCCTGCCAGACGCTGTCATGAGCCTGGCGCGCGCCCTTCAGCGTATCGAGGCGCTTTTTCAGCCTGCCGGCAATCGCATCCATTACGCCCCCAGCTGCATTTTGCCGCCAGCGCCGGCAAGTAGTGACTCAGTACCGGCGCCGGTTTCGAGCAGCGACTGTGCCTTGCGTTTTTTGCGGGCCGCTGCGTCAGCGTTCGCCGCTTTAGCTGCGGTGTCTGCTGCCGCGTCCGCCTCAGCAACCGGATCGGATTTAACTACGGTCGGGGTTTTACTGCTTCCACACATGGCGCCCCCTCACTTAACAAGCCAGCCGTGCTCTGTCAGCACGGGGCCGCCCGCGCGGGCAGTGTTTACGGCGGGGGATGCAGCAACGGTGGCAGAGGCCTGCACGGCGTTCTCTTCCGGCCCGGGCTGCTGAACGATAACCACCGGGTTAGTGGCCAGCTCAACCAGCTGCAGGAAGTCCGCGCAGTTCTCCAGCGCGTGGCCTTGTTGGTCGGTGAAGCCGTACTGCAGGAAGTGGGAAAGAATTTCTTCAGCGCCGGCGGCGGACATATCGAAATCGGGCTGCTGTTCTGCTGCTGCAGGCGTGCTGGTGGTGTCCTGTTCCGCTACAGGCTGCGCCAGGGTATCTGCGGAAGAGGTTTCCGGGCTGGTGGTGTCCGGCTCAGCAGCAGGCGTGCTGCTGGCTTTCTCCTGCCCTGGAACTTCTACGGGGTTTTTACGTGGTCTTGCCATTGTGATGCCCTCGCGGTTGATGTGCCGCAAGGGTGGCTTAACGAGTGGTCGAAATCTTGACTATCTGACGGGACAAACGCGCGCGTGCGCGAGGGGACAGCGGGGATTGGGTCACTTGATTATTATTTCATTCTCGCGCTTGCGAGATTATAAACTTCACTTCTTTCTCTTTTTCCAACGGCAATGACCGCAATAACCAGTTCATTTTCAATTACCTGGTAAACAAGACGAAAACCAGAAGCACGAAGTTTAATTTTGTAGCAGTCTTTTATACCCCTCAATCTTGCTGAGGGTATATGAGGCTCCTCACTGCACTTTTTTAATTTTTTTGCAAACTGTTGCTGAATGCTTTTATCTAGTTTTTGCCACTCTTTAAGGGCATCTTCCCTGAACCTGACTTTGTACGTCACAGATAGCTGTCCAGATCCACGTCAATGAGTGGCTGATTGCTGCGTTCAGCTACCAGCCGCGTCAGTTCCTGATCGTCAAGCGCATCGAGCATTTGCTCATAAAGCACGGCGGGAACGCAGTAAAACGCAGGTTGATTGCGGTTCAAAATAGCGACTGGATATCCCTCACCCGCGTTAACCGTTGCCATTGGGTTTTTTTTAAGTTCACTGACGCTGGCGCTTGTGTCACTCAGAATAATATTCGGCATAGTTCACCTCGAAAGACTTGTTAACAGGTCTTAATGATATGATGGAAATGACCTGTCAACAAGTCTTTTCATTGTCACGCTACTGGCGGCGCGGGGTTAACTGCATTAGGAGTGACGGTTTTCATATAGACCAGCATCAGTCAAAGACTTTTTTAATCATAATCGCCGCCACTGCCCCGACACCGGGATATTAAATGGTATACAAAAAAAATAAGAAGGGTCACCACGAATGAAACAATCATCGTGAAATCAGCAAGGAAATTTAAAGAATTTTCTGCTCCAGTCACACCGAAAAGACGATATAACCCGGTCTGGATATTGTCAGTCATAATTGCGGAAATCGAAAAAGACACGAGCAAGAACAAAAACACAAAACAAACAAATATCAATAACAACTTAACAATTTTCATTATCTCACCTCCACTATTCCATATGCTTTGAGAGAAGTACCGGGTACGTTAATCATCATAGTAGAAAGGAGTTTCTTTCTTAAATAATCAAAATCTCCAATATGATTAAGTGTTATGCATCCCTCACTTAATCCCAGCGGCCCGATTGGATGTAAACGAAAGTTACCGCGTTTAACGCCATCTATAAAGGTATGATCGTCAATAGTTCCGTCGTCACGATAGAGTGCAAACCATTCAGAACGGTCGGTACCATAACCATATTTTAAAAAGAAATGGCGCAACTTTGATAAGAATCCTCCGGACTCTCGCCCTACAATATAATAACGCCCTTTTGGAAGGGGGCCAATGTCCGGTACACCGGTCATGGTATCATTATTTCTTCCGTGCTTTTGACCTGAGAATGCCGGTAGTTTTGCCACCCCGTCACAGTCAAGTACCGATGATGGCAACCCGTTTAAGACAAAAGTGCAATATATAGCCATATAATCCCTTACTGACTTTAAATAAATGCCTTATTTACCCAGCTTATAGTAGCAGCAGGTATACTTACCTACAATAAATCCGCTTTAAAATAAGACGCATGCCCGACGTCTTCCCTTGTATCAATCATCATGATCCCCCACAACTGAGTTGAGAAAGATTTGCTCAGCGTCGTGTTAAAACATAGTCAGGGTGCTGGCCCGCGAGAAGCTGCAGCAGCTCAAACTCTCCTTTTGACAGCACACGGCTATGGCTTCCGTTCACCTCTTTTTTACGCCAGCCCTCCGGCGCGTAGCCGAATCGCTCAGCGGCCTGTTCTCTCGTCAGGCCTGCGGCCTCGCGGGTTGTAATGATCTCGCCTGGTGTTGGGGTTTTATTCATCTTTTTCACTCAAATTTAACCCCGCTAATGCGGGGAACGTACAATAAGACTAAGGTGTAACCGGTTTAACCCCGCTAATGCGGGGAACAATAATCTAATACATCCACTCAGTATTTTTATTCAGTTCTGCCTGTGACCACAGACCGGGCTTGATAAAACTATTTTCATCAGTTTTATCAACAATGGCGCAAATAACCCCACTGATGTAATTAACACGAACCATCGGATCGGGAGAATCATCATACAATCGGTAAGTATTAAAGCGGTCGTTACTGCCAATAATTGCAGCGCTCCATTCCATCGTTCCGTTATCAGTGGCAAACCAGCCCTGTTTTTTTGCCTCTCCTACAGTGGTTTCAAAATCCCAGCTATCATCAGGGCCGGAGCAATTTTTAATCCCGCGTGACATGGCAATTTTTGTATCATCAGACAATTTTTTGTAGACAGACATAGCCAATTCCCTCTGTTGTTATGACCGCACCACCGCAGCCGATGGGACTAATGTATCAGTCCCGATTGGGACTATTTTGATTATTCGTGCTATTGCAGCTGAACATAAATTAAACAAAAAATTGTTGACTACGTTACCGATTATCGGTAACGTGATTGCACCGAAACAAAAATAGAGGGAACTATCATGCACTATGAATATGCGTTCGATTCTTACAAAGCATTCCAACAGCGTAGCAACAACCCTGATTTTGATTACCTTAAGAACTGGGCTACCGAGAAAGAATTAATGACGTTTGCAGCAGAAAATTGCGGCGAGCTGGTAGCCGACATATGCAAAACAATAAATTCAATGACGGGTTATCGTAAGCCTACACCAAGGCAAAAAGAAGTGATCGCCCGCAGCCTGATTCAGAAAATGGGAAGTGCGCGAGACGTGCTGATTGCCGTCTACGGTAATGATATTGCTGAGTTGTTTAGTGAGCTGGATAATGAAAGCGCAGAAGATGAAGTTGCGAAAATTGCCGAAGAATCAGGCATCAGACTGTCACCCCGCCGCGTTGCTTTCGGTCAACTCTCTGATTTTGTCTGCAAACCGGGAGATGAAAACAAGGGCCAGACCTACCGCGCATCAGTTGACGCCGTGCGCTTAATGGACAGAGAGCAGGACTATAACCCGGCAACCGCTTTGATTGGCGGAGAACATATTGTCGTAACAGTTTCGGAGTTAAAAAAACTCAACCAGGAAGATCATGACGTTTTAACATTCTCCGCCCAGGCTATGGAATTGAGGGATTACATTGCCCGTTACTATGAAAACAACCAGTCATTGTTTGCGGAAAAAATGGGGGTCAACAGGAGCAAAGTTAATCTGTGGATCAAGTCCGGCTGGGTGGCGTTAAACGGTAAGCTGTATTCGTCTAAGAGGGATTTACCCAAGCTTTAAGCACGGTGTTTAACAGCGCCGGCCTCGCCGGCGTTGTCGTTTCATCTCCTGCGGTACCGGCCCACCTCCCAGCGCGTAAACGGGAGTTCGTCCTGGTTTTTTTTCGTGACCAGCTCCCACAGCCGGATCAGGCGTTCGCCGTCGCAGTAGCGCGGTTCGCTGCCCTGCTTCCAGTAGATCACTGACGATTTGGCCGCAACCAGATGGCGGGCTATCGCTTGCTGGGTCATGCCGGCGCGCTCCAGATCGGTGATAACGCGGAACCAGTCAACCTGCATGGGCCACCCCCGGATTTCGGAAATCTGGCCGGGTGTCTGCTTTGTCAGAATTGCTGTAGTCGTCTGTAAAATATTTCAATAAAAGTGCCATTTTTATCCCTTAAAACGGCACAGTGTCACAGTCAGGTTGTTCAGACCTTTCCGGAAATTATAGCCTGTTTCCGTCCCGGTCAACAATGTACAGTCCCATCTGACTGCAAACCTCCTTCAGTGCCTGCGGGGTTACAACAAATTCCCCTACCCTAAGGACACGACAAGTTTTATAACTCCCGTCAGCATTCCTGTTAATTAATAATGGCCTGGTGTTTGTATTAATGCCTGGTATCAATTCATCTGGAATAAACATGCATTTTCTCCAGCCTGATAAATATTTTCCTTCCTGTGCATCCCTTCGCGCGTTTACTTATTAAAGCGGACATGCAACTTAACTCAAATTTTCTTTGATTAAATATGGCAGGCTTACTGGCTGAAATATGTTGCAATAGTGGTTATTTATTATCAGGAAAAAAATTATCCGCTGGTTAATTTTCAGGCCCGTACGATTTCAACAGCGTTGTCCCTCTCAGTCCTGCCCTGTTGATTTTGGCGCGTGGCGCAGGCCGTGAAGCATGGCCCTGACGTTTTTAAGCCCTTCCCCGCCGTCGCCCTTCTGCACCGGTTTTGCGGGCGCACGGTCAGCGGGGATTGGGGGAACGGAATACCCCGCCGCGACTTTTTTTTCCCAGCGCAGCAGCAGCTCTGCTGCGTGCCGTTCCCTGCCCGCTTCGCTCAGGTTGCGGTCGATGCATGCGCGGCGCAGCTCGGTGCAGATGTGAAACAGTACCGGCAGACGCCACGGAAAATTGCGGGCGCCGTCGTAGCGCCAGGCGTTACGGCGCCAGCTGTTGTACTCCGTCAGCACGTCCGCTGCGGTGATGTTTAACGAGCCACTGCTGCACACGGCCACCAGCCGCAGAAACTCTGCAAAATCCGGCGGCCAGGTGTTGCCGGTCTGGCAGCGCTCTGCCAGCGCGTTGCAGACGGTTTTCATGTGCTCAGCGGTCATGTTCCCCAGCTGATTGATCCAGAGCGATGACGGCCTCGATCCATTCTTCCGGATCCAGCGATCCCCGTACAGCGCCGCCATCAGTTCCCAGAAGTCCCACGCCTGCAGCTGGGCCTTCCTGCCGTTGCTCAAGCCCACATTGCCGCCGCTGTTCCTGGACGGTTCGTAATGCTTCTGGGTTCTGCCCATGTTTTCCTCCTGAATTTCCTGAATTTACGCTGTCCTGGCTGGGTGTCCAGGGGTTATCAAATTCGTGGTACGGCCCGAGAAACCGCTGGGGCATCTGGACAAATTTTGTCCCCGTCAGCCGTTCGGCGTCGCAGTACGCCGCGTACCGCTGTACGGCCTCAAGCATGGTCTGGGGCAGTATCCCCTCGCTGATTCGAACCTGCCAGGCCTTGTAAGCCATTGCCTTGCCGTCGGCGCCGAGCCGTCTGGGGTAAGCCTGCCAGAGGGTTTCGAAATCCTCAGGGTAGTTTTTGGTCTTGATGGTTTTTGCTTTCGGCGGTTTTTTATCCACAGGTTTTTTGTCGGAACCGCACGTATGTTTTTTGTTTTTTTCTTTTAGATCTGTATCTGTATCTGTATCTGTATACGTAGCTACGAAATAGCTACGCATGTAGCTACGAATATCTACGTAGTGGTTTCGTAGTAATCTGAAATTAGCTTCCGGCAGTAAAGACAGGAAGTTTTCAGCCTCTTCCAGATTCGTAATGGTTTTGTTTTTTACCTTATTTATCAGCATGTAAATTGCATCCGTTGCTTCATACCAGCCGTTGGCCTTAAGGGATGATTCCAGAAATTTTTTTATATTTTCTATGCTCTCCGTAGTACTACGAAACTTCGCGAAAACTTCGATTTTTTCGTTTAATCCCTTTTTTAAATCGTTCACTCTTGCCCACGGATTACTACTAATTCCTACGTAGCAATCGTAGTTACTACGTAGTACTACGAAGTATACGTAGTAGCTTTTTAGCTTCTTATTTTCCTCGCCCGGATCGTCGTTAAACAACTGCCGGTTTGCCCATCCGGTCAGGTGATTGCCGCTTAAAACGCGCCCTTCCATATGCTTAAGAACGGCCTCTATATTTGAATCGTCTTCATTAAGAGCGCTGGCGATATCTTCGACAGAAACGTCATAACACCCTCTTTCCGAATTCTCAGATGCGGATACCAGCAGCTGTAAAAAAACGGCCTGTACAAGCGCAATATCCTTGCCAGATAAACGGGCAATCGTTCGCCATTTCGGATCGTTCGGCATGTCGTGCCACAGCCGCAGCCAGGTATTAGCCATAAAAACCCTACCAGTTTCGTATAAACAGCCCCTGCAACGCAAATTTCAGGCAGCAGCAGGCCGATCCAGTCCTTTACTGTATCTACAGCGGCGCATTCCGGTGCGCCGCGTTGCGTCTGCAATCCACCAGCAACGCCGGCAAATTGCTTATGACCAGACCTTACGAACTGGCGTTACTGCCCTGTGATTGGTTATGACTAACATTTTTGGCAGTTAAACCTTTGCGAATGGCTTTTCTCTCGAGCTTCAGCCGCTCATAGAATTCAGGGTCAAACTTTAATTTTCCGCCTGATACCGCAGCAGCCACCGCAGCGGAACCTTTTGTAATAAATCCATCTTTTACCCAATGTGACACAGTAGACTGTGAAACCCCTGTAGCTTTAGAGAGCTTCGTTTTGGATCCAAAAAACTTGATAGCATCGTCTGTGTACATGCACATCCTCCTTTCGATTTAGAAAGAAAGTAGATCTTTCGAAAACGCAAGTCAACTTGAAATATATTTAGTGCATGAAAACGACCTTTGATCTTCCTAGACGAATCACCTCAAGACGGGTTGAATTGGGACTTAGTCAGCAGCAAGTTGCAGACTTGATTAAACGATCTTACGTCTCTGTTTACAGATGGGAGGCGGGAGAGACTGAGCCTAAGGGAAAAAATCTATTAGCATTAGCCAACGCGCTAAAGTGTAGTCCTGCCTGGTTGCTTTATGGCGACGAAGAGCTTACCCCTATCGCAGCTACCGCAATTCCATCTGAAATGGATGATCGCCAGAAGCGACTACTTGAATTATTCGAAGCCTTACCAGAGTCTGAAAAGCAAGCGTGCATTTTAGATCTCGAAGCCCGAGTCGAAAACAATGATCGCTTATTTGAAGAATTATTGAAGATAAGAAAAAAAATTTCCAAGAAAAAAACCTCTTAATACATAAAGTTATCCCTTCCCAAGAAATTTAAACTTGCGTTTACTCAAGTTTTCCTTGCCTATACACTTTCGTTTAGTTAAGTTACTTACACAGCAATCACAGCACAGTGATTCGCAGTCGAAACGTTCCGCCGGCCCGGCGTAAGGGCAACAACCAATGGAGGCAGGGAATGACTTCACTCACATTAGAAACAGCAGTAATTGCAATATCTAAAGTCCAGGCGGCTTATGGATGCACCGACCTGGAAGCAATCACAAAAATGCAGGGGGCAGCGGCGGCGGCAGGTGATGATCAGTCACTGGAAGTGCTTTGTGAAATCAAAAATGTTCTCCTAGCGCCAATGTTCGCCTGAAGAATACAAAAGGGCCACCTCAGGCCATAAAAACGGTTCTCCATTTGCGAGTGAACGCCGGAACCGTAACCGGCACCAACCTACAACAGGAGGTGTAAAAATGCGTTTAGCTAAACTCACGGTTCGTAAGTCTGGTAACACTGTTTATGTTGGAAGAGTCCGCATTGCCAGAAATGTTACTCAGGAAATTTTAAACCCTGAGCGATTCAACTCAAATGTTATTGATACCAAGCAGCGTTATTTAAAAGTAACTAGCCTTTGCTAACTTCATATTCTTCACAGTGACTTAATCAAAGGCTCCGGCCTTTTATGAATTCACTGATATTTAAAAGAGTGAATCTTCATGTTCTTAATTTTTGGTGTAGTTGTCGGGTGCTTTCAGCCCTTACGGCATGGGTTCTTTTATGCCTCAGGGAAGGAGAGCAGAAATAATAAAAGGGGGTGTGTATGTGCAGAACGCGGGTTTCCTGGACGCCAGAAGCTGGCGGTTTATACCCGGTTATCTGTGAACGTTGCGACCGGGTAATAGGCGGCGTGGATACCATTGCAGGGAAAAAGGAAGCAATAAAGATGGCGGCAGCGCTTCACCGCTGCCCCGTTGCAGAAATCAGTTTAACTAATCCAGCTATGTTGGCACTGGCTCAGGATGAAGCAAGAAACGGCAACTTTATAGAAGGAAATAAGTTGCTTAAACAGGCTTATCAAATTTAAACGTGGATACTTTGCCACACAGGGAAAAACGCCGCTTAGCGGCAATATGTCACTCAATAAAATGAAGGATTATTTATGAAAGAGTCAGTAAAAAGAATTGATTTCGAAATAAATGGTATTCGAGTGATTACCATGCATGACCGCATAGTTGATGCACTGTATCTGGGTAATGATTTCCTCGGTTACTTAGCGGTACAGAAAACCGGGCTGGAAGTGATTTTTACGCCGTTTCTTTCAGATGGTGAACTACCTGAAGAACCAGATTTTCAGAGGTCTGCACTGTCGCTGGTTTTATACCATGCCGGCATCAGAACTACGTTACTGAACAACACTACCGCTTCACAGACTCTCACCCCGGAAGTTCTCGCCAGTAGCCAGGCGATCAATGAGACGCGCCATTAATACGCTGGCCCCGTTCTCGGGGCCGTTATCCGCGTGCGCATTCTCTGAGTGTTCACACTGATAAATATCAAGAGGTTAAAAAATGTTTGAATTAACAGAATATCAGGCACGTCTATTACGCGAATTCCTGGGAAGTGAATGGAGGCCATTTATATCGAACTGCATAGAAATTTCCGACATTTCTGAAGATGAAGCAGAGGAGCAAGCAGAAGCGATTTATAAAGCTTTGGGAGGTACCGACTAATCAAACTGAGTGTTCATTCGGACAGTGTTACAGGGAGCAATTTCATGGTGGGGATCAGAACACAGTTTAAGGCAGACATGATGCGCTTTCATGGCATCAGCTTTGCCCGCATAGGAATGATGGTAGAGGTGAAGGGGGAGATTGGCACGATTGCCGGCATGAGCCGTAAAGGCAATCTCAACGTCGTTTTTGCCAATCAGCTTAAGCATGGGGTAGCGGTCTGGGACTGCTGCCCTACCCGGTTTATTAAATATTTTGGGGCCGATGGCAAAATGATTGCTGACTATACCGGCCAGTTTCCAGGGAGAGTCACCGATGTGTAAACCCGTTATCGATTTTAAAGGGGCGAAATTCAGCCAGGGCGGCACGGCCAGATTCATTGTTAACGGCGCAGTGCTCACCCGCGCGATTCAGCGCATCGAACTGGCCGACGGAACCCGGTATCAGAAAAATGCTCCTGACTGGTGCTGGGAGAAATGGATCGGGGATAAGTTTTCCCGACAGCATTCTAAAAATGTTCCCGGCCACTGGTGGCGATGCACCACGATGCACGCCTGGATACTGGATCGTGTGTGGCGGGTACATTGTCATAATGTCGGGGAAAATAAAAAATGAATAGTCCAAAGGTTAACCAACTGATAAATAGTGAAATTCGTGATTTTTTTTCTGGCAATTGTGAGTATAAAGGGCCAGCAGAAATGCAGCGGGAATTACTGGCAAGACTTCAGCCTCTACTTGGTTTTTATGAACTGCATGGGGAACATACCGACGCGCTTTTGGCATTTGAAACATGGCACCGGCGTGCCCTAAAAGCAGAAACCGAACTGGTGATGCTGTTGACCCAGGAGCCTGTAGAGTATCGCGTTTTATCGACAAATGGCGATGTAGTTGCAAATTTTCCTACAGAGGAAAAGGCGCGCGAGTGTGTAAGCAGGTGGAATAAGGATTGGGTTATCCAGCCCGTTTATGCCCGTCAAGTGTCCGCGCCGGTTAACCCTGACGTTTCGCGCTGGCAGTTCATAAAAAGGTTTATGCGAATGCGCAATATCATGAATAAGGATCATAAGCCTCTCTACTGCCTGCACATTAAGGAAGACGACCTTCTTAAATCCGTAAGGGCTTATTCAGTCAAGACTACCCTGGATGAAGCTATTGATAGCGCCATCATGGTGACTGCCCAAAAAAAAGCTGCAGGCTTTATGGATGATGTTTGTGCTCGTTGCGGTGGTTCGGGCCATGACCCCGATGTTAAGGGGGAATGCTCTGATTGTAACGGTTATGGGCATTACGACGATGGCGAGTAAGCGCCGGCTGCGGCGCAAACAGTGTGGCCGGAAACGCAAGCACGCTACTGTTGCCAATGCGCTTATCGAGTTACGGCTGATTCAAATACACCACGGCCACCAGGGACAACTTGGGGTTTATCCGTGTCCCTGGTGTAGGGGTTACCACGTTGGCCATAAGCCCGGTAAGAACGGGATCGGCTCAGCATGGTAACGCCCGTTGATTTAAAAAATCGAAATAAAACTACCTGGCCAGTGCGCTAACATGCTGGCCGTTAGTGAGGTGCGGATATGAGAAGCGATCACGATATTTTAACGCCGGACGAGCTTATAGAGCTGACCGGCCATCAGTACAAGTCGCGGCAGTGCCGCTGGCTGAATGAGGCGGGTATCTGGTACAAGCAGCGCCGCGATGGTTCACCGAGTACCACCTGGTATCACATCGCACACCCTTATGCGGGTAGGCAGCCTGACCAGTGCAGCGCCAGTAATGAACCTGATTTTGACGCTATGTGAGTGTTCCTGAATGGTAGGAAAACGCCGTAACCCTGCTGATAACGCCCTTCCCCCGCGAGTTTATCGCGGGCGTAAAAACTATGAGTTTCACCCACCCGGAGGCGGATCAATCCTCCTTTGTTCACTTGACAGCCCTTTACCCGTTCTCTGGGCTAAATACGCTCAGGTCAACGCCAGGAAAGCGGATAAGAAGACGATGGCCGCTCTGGTGGCTGAATTCTTTGAGTCCTCTTACTTTACCAGGCTGGCTGCCGATACGCAGAAGGACTACAAAAAGAATTCACGCCGGCTGCTGCCTGTTTTCGGGAAAATGGATCCTGATAACGTGAAGCCCCAGCACATACGCAAATACATGGATAAACGCGGCGCCACCAGCGAGGTTCAGGCGAACCGCGAAAAGAGTTTCCTGTCCGGGGTTTACCGCTGGGCCTATGAACGGGGCAAGGTTGCCGGCAACCCATGCACAGGCGTTAAAAAGTTTATGGAGATACCACGCGACAGGTTGATAACTGATGCGGAATACAACGCCGTCTATGCCGAGGCAAGGGAGATCGTTAAAATAGCGATGGAGATTTCTTACCTTTGCCTCGCACGTCAAAGTGATGTGCTGTCGCTCAGGGAAGCCCAGCTGCTGGAAGAGGGTATATTTATCTGTCAGAACAAAACAAAGAAAAAACAGATAAAGGCCTGGTCCGATCGTCTTCGTCTCGTCATTGCCATGTCGCGCGCCCTCCCGCTAAAACCGGGTATTGTCAGCACCTTTGTGATCCACCAGCCAAATGGCAATCGGTACACCCGGGACGGGTTTAACTCAGCGTGGCGGGATGCAAAACTCGCAGCTGAAGAGAAATTCCCTGATTTAAATTTTGACTTCACTTTCCACGATATTAAGGCGAAAGGTGTTTCTGATCTGGAAGGAACGTTATCAGAGAAACAATCGATATCGGGCCACAAAACGCAGAGCCAGACGGCCACCTATGACAGAAAAGTACAGATCGTCCCGGTGGTCGGTAATCAGTGA